TCCTGAGATATTACCAGACTTGAATGCTTCCATTTGCTCCTGTACTTCTTTGGCCTCTAAAGCGCTTTGCACTTTGGACTTCATAGAAGTAGGTTGACCATTAGAACCTAGTCGGTTTGCAGATTTCTCAATAGCGGAAATACGCTCTTTTTGAGAAGCAATAATTTGCTCTAGGTTTTTAATTTCGCCTTTGGTAGCTTCATCAGCTTGTCCAGTAGCTTTGACTTCTTCTTGAAGTTTGTCGTAACGAGCTTCTAAATCATTTTTAAGGGTATCTACGTGTCCCTTTACCGATTCAAGCCCTTCAGATAGGGTTTTTTCTAAGTCCATTTTTGGAACTCCTTTTCAATTTTTATTTTTTGGTTGAATGTATCAAACACGTTTTTAATCTGTTCGGCTTCATTCTTGGAAGTGGCTTGAACCGGCTTTTCAGTTTGAAGTGAATTTTTAAAAGATTGCTCTAGGTGTTTAATTTGTGCTTCTATCAAGCGAAACGTATCATCTGTATAGTCGCCAGAATAGAAGGCTTTAGATAGTTCTTTATATTTATCTACTTGGTCTTTTTGTGAGCCTTTGGCCATTCCACCTATAGCCATTTCATTAGCGCCCCAAGTAACGGTGCTACCTTCCCACATCTTAACTTCTTTTACCAAGTAAGAGTCTTCTTGGGAATCGTACTCACGTTGAATAAAATTGATACCTACAGAATGTTCGGTTAGTATTCCATCACGGTATAGCTTAAGCACGTCGTTGCCTAGTTCCGTGTCTGAAATCATTGTACGGAAATATAAACCCTTTTCATCTTCCATTAGGGTCATTGGCTTTCCTAGCACTTGTAATGGGTCATGTTGGTACAAGTGCATTATTCTGTTTTTACCACCAGGACCGTTCTCTTTTAGGGTTTTCTCGTAACACCCTTTAAGCATTACATCACCGTCTGAATCTTTAAAGTCGAAAATAGAATAGTAGCCTTCTATTATTCTACGATCCATGTCAACGCCTTTTATAGCAGCGTTGGTGTTTTTGGTTTTCCAAGGTAAATTCATACTATTATTAGTTAGGTTTTTTTCTTCGTCAATTTCTTTACTCTTTCTTATTGCCCAGTCTACACCTGCGGTGCCACCCCAAGCATCCCACATTAAACCACCACATCCATCTTCATAAGGAACATCTTTATGTTGTCTGTGCCGATTGAATGAGGCCATGCGCTTGACAGTGTCTTCACTAATCGCTTCACGTTTAGCTAGTTGGTTAGCTCTTGCCCATCCTACGGGTGTACCACAGTCCTTAGGATTACCGCTTTCTTCACGGTACTTTAAAGCACGTTTGGCGTTGTTACTTGCTGCCTTTGGATAATCGGTATAACTCATAGAATTAGTTTGTTATAAAAATACGCAATTTTTACATCATTTTACAATTACTATAGATAGATTGTATAAACCCTAATTTTTGTTATGGAAAAGCTAATAAATAGAGTTCAAGAACAACTTGATAATAATTGGGCAGTAGATAAGGCCGATATTCAGGCACTGCTTATGTTTGCTATTTGTTTTTGGCGGCAAGTTCATAAATCACATTAGCCAGTTCGTTTTGTCTGGTATTTCTAAATTCCCTATTGTGGATAGACTGCTTTAGGTAGCTTTCTGCGCTCTTTATCCAGAATCTTTTGTGCTTTAAACAAATAATACGAATGTTTTTTTTAGCACATTCTAGCGAAGCCATTAGGTCGCTCATTCGGTAATCGTTCCAAGTAAGTGGGTCAAACTTTATCAGTTCCGTATGAAAAGCGCTAACACCTGTACCTGGTACGTCTATCTCATAGTCCCCGTCAATATCACGAAGGCACTGATAGGTGTGGTGTCCCGTATAGTAGGGTAAATTTAAGCCCTTAAGCTTTCTACCATGGAAGGTTAGCCAAGTGTTAGGGTATTTTTTTCTAGCCTCTAAAATTGTTTTTACATAATCCGGCGGGTAAATAATATCGTCATCGCACGAAAGATAGAGACCCTTGCTAATTGGTAGCCAGAAAAATTTAGCGTTATCGGTATAGTCCGGCCCGCTATATACTTCTACATTATCACCTTCTAGTTCTGGTTGGTAATCGTTACCGTAAACACGAACCTTATCAACTTGAAATCGTAATGAATCAACTACTTGTTGTAGATTTTCTTTGCGTGCTTCTATTGTGGCAAGATTGGCAGTAATCATTTCTGCGAATCTATCAACTGTTTAATAAATAGATCAAACTTTGATTCTAATAAAATTACTATATCGCTTTTTAATGCAATAAAGAATAAGGTAAGTATTATTACTAACTGCCAATCATAAAACGCGGAGCATATTAAACAAGCTATGCCTGCGACCAATCCTAATTTATTCATAAGCTTATAAGTGGTTGTTGTTTTCTTAGTTCTGGATGCATCATGCTTTCGTGATGCCCGTGATAACATAATGATTTTTTAGGTATGTACATAGGGATCCCAAGCTTCCAAAATTTACAACTTTGACTTTCACCTATGCCAGAAGAGATATTCAATCTATTAAATCTACTTGACGTAATAAAATCTTGTTCAAAATCTATAGCTTCTAATGTTTGCCTATTTGTAAAATAACCACCATCACAATAACTAACTTCAATAGAGTTGATACCTTTTATATTTACTTGCCTGTGATCTATATTAGTCCATATTTTAGACCTACCATCATTTAAAAGATTGTAAACGTATTTGCCTTTGATCTGTGAATGTAATTTATGAATCGTCTTAAAGTCTATATCTAAAAAATCATCTGGCAAGAATAAGAAAAAATCATCGTTTGATTGTTTGCATATTTCAAAAGCGTACTGCCAGTTAAGAAAGTATTGCTCTTTGCCCTTGTGTTGCAATCTATGGAACTCACATTTTTTAGCAAATAGAAGAGAATCAAAGTCAGAGCCATCATCAATAACGATTGGTTTTTCTGGGCATTGATCGATAACTTTAGCCAACATAGAGGGTCTATTGTAACTAAAAATCAATATCATACGGCTCGTATATAACGGTGCATCTACAATTAATAGTATTACTAGGAGCCGCGCCTAATGATGAATCACCAGGGTATTGCATCTCATCGCCGCCTACATTAAAAGGCGTTTCTAAGTTAGGTACTTTTTGACCATCTACAGCTAAGTGCAAATCCCTAGTCCTGTCATCTTGCGTAGATAGCCATACTTTTCTAGTAGGTATTCCTGAGGCTTGAGCACCTAAAACTGAGCCAGCATTCGAGGCAGCTATTACTTCGGTTCTACCTATTAGAGTTGCCCGTCTTAAACTAAAGCCGTAATCTGATTTTAGTTGCTTAGCAAAATTAGGAATAGATGTACCTTCTTTTAAAGCTGTTGCTACGTTTTTTCTTATGCGATCTTGGGTGGTCCTTGTTACTAAAACAATTTTACTAGTTGTATCAGATGCATTTAATATTTCATTACCAGCTATCCATTGAGCGATTATCACATCCCAGTCAACGCTAACTTCTTTTTGTATCGACTCTTTTAAATTATTAAGCGATTCTTGACCAAATACTTTCATCACCCTAGTGTATACTTTTTCAAAAGCATCTGATATTGGCCCAGTTGTTACAATACTTTCTAGATCAAAGTCTATAACTTGTTTTTTATCTACAGCGTCTAAATATTGTTTTAATTGCTTACGCAAAGCATTATGGAAAGTCCTTTCGGCAAAACGCTCAAAAGCTCGGCGTTTATTATCGAATGTTTTCCAAATAATAAATCTTTTGTGTTGTTGGCTTGTATTTGATTCTTGGATAGGCATAAAAAATACTAAACCTTTCACAGTTTAGTATAAAATAACAAAAGAGATATGTCTACAGAAGCTCGTTTAGTACTTGCATAAATTTTTCTATATCTTCAGGGCTTAACCAACCCATAATAAGAGCGGTTGTAAGGGCTATGGCTACAATATTACGGAGCGTAAACGCTTCGATAATTTCGCTTTTAGTTTGATTCCATTCGCCTGCAACGATTGCTTTAAGCGCTTTACCCAGGAATTGGTTTGGCAATGGCAAGATGTCGAGTGCGCCGTGCAGCACTTCGCCTGCTTTATTTTTTCCTTCGGCAGTCTGTGATATGATACGTACAATTTTCCAGTCCTTTATTGGTTTTTTCATTTCATCATCTCCGATATGGCATTAAATAAAGCACTTGAACCTAGACCTGCACCAGTTGCCCAAGCGATAATTTTTTGTTTGAACTTAACCAGTTCGGCTATTTGCTTTTCGTTATTAGTAACCTTTTTAACAAGCCCTTCCTGACCGAACTCGTTACCTAATAAGGCTTCTTTAATATCTTGAATATCTTTAGCAAGTAACTCAATCATAGCCTCAAGGTTATTTACTTTAAATTTTAAATCTGAAAATTCTTGGTTAGTCATAATAGTGCCAAATTACGTTTGATGGTTTGTCTTTATCTATATCAACATGAATAAAATTCTTACCAATACCGATGCGATTAAAACCAACAGAAAGCAACGAGACGATTAATTTGTGTCTAAAAATACTACTTTCAGCTTTTAAATCTATTGCTAAACCTTTTGTATGGCTACTTGTACCGTCCCTTCCTTGTTCTCGCTCCCAAATTTCGCTTCTAAAGGCCGATGTAACCACAAATGGTGCCTTACATACCTGTCTTGCAATATCTAGTTTCTTCATGAAGTTTTCATCCATGTCTTCTAGCTTGCAAGGTGGATTGCATTTGTTAAAATCTGATTGAGAAAAATATTTAAGACCCGTATTCATTTTTTAGCATTTTTATATCTTCATCGGTCAGTTCACTAGCTGCATCTGGTATAAGATTCATTGGGATATATCGGTTATTATCCCCAACTGGTTGATAGCCCATTTCAATACGCTTTTCATCGGCAGTTAGCCACCAAGCTTTGCTTAGCCAATCTACCTTTTCGCTTGCGTCTTTATTTAACGCGTCAATAGCTTGTACATCAAAATCTAAATGATAGTTCTTGCCAGTAGCTTTGTTAAAAACA